ATAATGGAGAAACCGATTATAAAAAAATATTAAATTCTAATCAGATTAAAATTTTGGAAAGTAATGAAATTCTAAATAAGATTATAAATAAATTTTATAAAGATAATGATTAAATATACTAATTTATTTAAAAATAAAAGATTATAAACTTATAAAATGTTATTAATAAAATTAATGGGTGGTTTAGGCAACCAATTATTTCAAATTTTCACCTTGATCTCTGTATCAATAGATAATGATATTGATTTTAAAATATTTGAATACAAAGATGATAAAGTATCGCCACATGATATTAATTCCAAGAGAAATACATTTTGGGATACACTCTTCAAGAATATATATGATAAAACTTTCAAGAGTATAAGTGGTCCTATTTATCAATACAATGAAAATGGATTTCATTACACCCCTTTTCCGAAAATCAGAGAAAAAAATAATAATTATAGTTTATTTGGTTATTTTCAATCATATAAATATTTTCAGAGTAACTTGAAAGAGATATTAGATTTATTGAAATGGCGTGAAATAAAGAAACCTTATGAAAATAAATATGATTATAAGAATACCGTATCATTGCATTTTAGAATAGGTGATTATATCAATGTCCAAACTCATCATCCTATATTACCTATCCATTACTACAAGAATGCTTTAGATAGATTAATAGCAGATACAAGTAAAAATGATTGGAATATATTATATTTTTATGAAAAAAATGATAAAGATATAGTAGACCAAAGTATTAATGAGTTAAAAAACAAATACCCCAATTTAGATTTCACTGAAATAAATCATGATTTAGATGATTGGGAACAAATGATGTGTATGACTTTTTGTAGTCATAATATTATAGCGAATAGTACATTCAGTTGGTGGGGTGCTTATTTAAATAATAATGATAATCATGTTTATTATCCTGATGTATGGTTTGGTTCAGCTATGAGAAATAAAAATTTAAATGATTTATTTTTAAATGATTGGCAAAAAGTAACATGTAATGAAATTAATGAAATTAATGAAATTAGTAATAATATCAAGATAAAATTCCTGTGTGGATTTTCTTCTAATTCACAATGTTTAAAAAATTATATGAATGTTTATGATATAAAAAACAGAAAATATAAAAATATAGAATTTGTAGATGATAATACATATACACATTTAGTGATAATAGGGGATTTAACACAAGAAAATATAAAATATATAACTGACCGAAATATAAGTTCAAATAATATTATAGGATTTTCTTATGAGCCTCTTGAGTTCTCAAGCTTTTCATGTATAAATATGATAAAAGAACATGTATCTGAATATTATATCAGTAAAGCAGAAAAACTAAATCATGATGTATTCAAAAATGGTTATCAATTTCAGTGGCATACATGGAAAAAGAATCTAACAAAAAGAATAGATAAGAAGTATAAAATGTCTATTATTTTATCTTTTAAAAAAATAGTTCAAGGTCATATTTATAGACATCGGTTAGTAGATGAAATATTAAAAACAGATATGGATATACATATATATGGAAATGGTTCCGAAGAGCATGGACAGGACAAAAGAATTAAAGGAGTATTCAATGAACTAGAACCATATGAAGATTATAAATATCATATATGTATAGAAAATACACCAGATACAAAATATTATATATCAGAAAAGTTTACAAACTGTATTGTATCCAATAGTATTCCAATATATTATGGAGCTGAAAAAGTAAATGAAATATTTGGCGATAACTGTTGTCATAAATTAACTGGTGATATCTCTAAAGATATGGAATTAATAACAGATATATATAATAATAGTGATAAATATACATTAAATTTAAATCAATCCCAACATGAATTATTTAATGGTCTTGGATCATTGCCTGAGTTTTTATATAAGAAATTTAATAATATAAAAGGTTTCTATATTAATTTAGAAAGTAGAAAAGATAGATTAAAACATATTAATAATAATATTCAAAAATATGATTTTTTTAAGGGTTTAAAAAGATTTAATGCTATTAAGAATGTAGATGGAGCAATTGGTTGTAGTATGAGTCATTTAAAATGTTTAGAATTGTGTAAAAAAATGAATGAAGAATATTATTTAATAATCGAAGATGATTTGTGTATGTTAAATGAAAACCATTTTCTAAATTTTGCAAAGGATTTTGAAACCATAAAAACTGATAAAAATTGGGATATAATTGTATTAACTCCAAGAGGTGATACACAAAATGAAAAAATAGGTAAATTTAAGAGAATAAATAATAATCAAACAACTACCGGATATATAATAAGAAACCATATGTTACAAATATTGATAGATAATATCAAAGATGGATTAGAGTTGCTATGTAAGGATATTCATCCAGATATTTGTGCATTAGACCAATATTGGAAAAGATTACAAGATAAGTACAATTTCTATTATTATAGTAATATATTTGCTGGTCAATTAGTGGATTATTCCGATATTCAAAGGATGAATGTCAACTATAATGATAGATTTATACAACAATCTCAATATTAATCAAAATCTTTAAAATATATATCCGAATCTAAATATAAAATATTATTATTTTCATAATCTAAAAGATAACCAAACGCATGATCATCTACTTCTCTATTCTTAATCTCAGTTTTAATATCTACTTGTGAATAATATTCTATAGAATCTTTTGAAAAAAGAATAAACCTACCATTAGAATATGTTGCTTTTTCTAATAGATTAATCGTAATTTCTGGATGCATCTGTCTATGTAAGATAGGATCGTGATTTTCTATTGAAATAAGTTTACCACCATAAAAATACTTTTTATTTTGTATAATATTTACTATATCAAGTATGCTATTTTTGTAAGCTATATTTTGATCATCGTCTGTCTTTAGTATATATTCAAAATCACATGTTTTATTCAATAATTCTAATGCTTCAATTAATTTTCCACCAACATTACAATAATCATCTTTTTCTTTAACATAAATTATATTCTTTTCATTATCAATATGATTATTTTCTATTGATATATCACCAATAATATGATAGTATTTTATAAAAGAGGGTAAGTCTTTTAACCATCCATTTATTTGTTTTTGAGCTCTAGTATCATAGTATTTTTTACATGATTGTATTAAAATTATGTAATTTTTATCAGTTTGTATATTGACAACATCTTGTGGAATTCTGTCTATTTTATCTAGCATTAAATGATTATAATTTGTAAATCGTTTTTCAATATCGCTATATACTGGTCTTTGGGTAATTGTTCTGGGTAAAATCATGTACCATTTATCTACTTCTTGTAAACGCATCCAATGACAATCTATTGCGTTACTATTATATTGTCCATCTGGATCTTTTTGTAGCAATTGAAGTCCTTCTTTTACATTTTGTATTAGTGAATCATAATAATGATTTTTAACTATATATCCAGTTGTTGTGAAACTATTACTGATTTTAAAAGTGTCTTTATATTGCGTTAAACGGACGGGAGGTCTTATATTCCCAGCTAATAAAAAAACATCAAAATCTTGATTCATGATATCTTTAATTTTATCATTATACCATTGTTTTCTCATAAATTGAATATCGTCCTCAACTATGACTATGTATTCTAGATTCTTTTCTTTTGCCATAGTTAATAATTTTAAATGACTCATAGTGCAACCAACTCTTCCATGATTTTCATCTTTAATCGCATCAAATCTTTGATATTCCCAACCCATATCATTTAACTCACTTTCAACTTGCTCTTTACGTTCCGTTCTTTCTTCGAGATTAATATAATAAACATTTTCTAACATATTTATATCTTTAGTAATATAAATTAATATTTAAATAACCTTATTGTGATAAAAAATAATTCATTAAAATTTCAAAATATCTTAATATTCAGGCTGTTCCCCATTCCAGTAATCTTCTGTAAATTCAATATCATATTCTGGTTTCAGTATAAGTCTACCTATTATATCTTCTTCCCATGCTGGGAGCCAAATAAATCCTCCATCATTGTTCACATTGTTTTTGTTGTAAGTGTATGGATACATTCCGTTGTCAAGAAATTCTTCAATGCTCTTCTTCGCTCTTTCATTTAATTTTAATTCGTCGCGATATATGACGAGTGTTGTCTTATCTATGTCTCCGTCATCAAGGCTCCATGTCATACTTTCATCTTCTATATGAAAATCTAAATTACCGTCTCTGAGTTCGCGAATGACATTGATTACATCGACGGCAGATAAAGAATATTCATCAGATTCTAGAGATTTAAACCACTTTCTGCTTTTTTGTGAGTGTTCAAAGTTGTCAATGTATTCTTGAATTGTATTAATCTCATTTTCCTTGCCTAAACATTCGAGCATGGAACCAGATGATATGTGATCAACTCCAGGAGTAAACCAGAGTAGCGATATATCTTCTAGTAGTTGAACGGGTGGATGCTTTTCTTTACGAAGAAAATGAAATAATATATCATCAAGGTCTTCAGGGTAGTCCTTACCAATCTTTTGCCTGAACAGTTGTCTCAACAAGGACATGGTTATGAAGGATAAAGTATTCAGTTAAGTGTTCAGTTAGATGATCAGTATAAATTTGTTAATGATAAAAAACTATCATGGAATCAAATTTTAAATTTTAATTTATTTTAAGAAAAGATCATCTATATGCTCGACCGTTGACCCCGATAATTCACCTATTCCAGGCCCATCAATACAACGAAGATCTTCTATTAATTGTTCATATGGCCCCCAATCATAAATAGGAGTTGGAACACCTTTGTTTCTTTCTTGTATAATCTTATTCTCTCTGTAAAATAAGAAGAATCTCCCTGGATGTATCCCTTCATACCACTTACTTATAGAATTTCTTCTATTCTGACCTACGAAATAATAAGAAGCGGCCCCTGCTTCCCAGGATTTCCATAGATTCTTTGTATACTTGCTATTCATATACGAGTACTCTGTGAAAATCCCAAATCTTGTTTGGTGTCGTTGTTGTTGTTGTTCATCTCCAAATTTACACCAATCAATTACCTTCTTCTGTCTTTTTTCAATAGATCTTAGTCCCCATTCACGCTTAAATTCCAGTGTCAGACTAAGTCTCCTTTTAAAGACATGAAGTCTTATCTGTTTAAAATCTAAAGTGTCGCTGATTTGAAATTTCAAACTTACCCCTCTCCTCTCTAAGGGTTGCGACAATCTCCACCTAACTAATGCTGGAGAGTTATTGGTCCAATAGCTAAATGCTTCACTCAAAGAAAACTCTTCATGTATCTTTTTTGTCGTTATCATCATCCTTTTCACAACATCTTCTGGAAGACCCCAGTAAACCAAACACAAGAACGTATTCACATCCCAGGATGTAAAATAAGGCATTTCTGTCAGACTATCAGTCTTTCTTTATTTGTTGTAATGATAAAAAACTATCATGGAATCAAATTTTAAAATTTTTAAGAAGAGAATATTTTCTTATTCGCAATGTTCTGTTAGACTGATCAAATATGTATTACCATCTGGTAGTAGCATGAATTCTTCTTCGCCATCGCAATCAGCGCCTGTTTTCCGCCAAAATAATTCTAAGAATGATCCAGTGTTCACTGTACCGAAGGGCATCTGTGTGGTTTCTGAGTCCATGGATACGGTGATAACTATTGTTTCTCCGTCCTCTTCTTCATCCTTAGGAGATTCAGGCGGTATCCCTTCACCATAAGCAGCGGTGGCCAGCTCTTCGTCGGTCATTTCTGCCCAGTTGTTCTGGCAATTCATATTGTTTTGTTCGCAAGGGTCTGTTCACGAGTATCCTAAAGCTCTTGTTTTGTATTGTAATGATAAAAAATTATCTTGAAATCAAATTTA